GATCAGCAAGAAGCGTGAAACGCCAGGCCCGGCGTACATGCATTTCCCGTCGTGGCTCAAGCAGTGGTGGTTCGACGAGCTCAACGCGGAGGCGCGCGGGAAAGACGGCAAGTGGCGGAAAACCCGCGACCGCAACGAATCGCTTGATCTGTGGGTAATCGTCAATGCGCTGGCCTATCACCTCGGGCCAAACAACCCGAGCGTGCGATTTGATTGGGCGCGCCCGCCCGCATGGGCAGGGGATCGAGACAAAAACCCGCTTGTTGTTACGAAAGAGTCGCGCCGGCAGATGAAGCCCCCCCCCAAGCCCGCCCCCCGCCCACCCTCATCTTCCGCCTTCGCCCGGAGATACCTGCTATGACCGCGCCCGCCCAGCAGATCACCACCCTCGCTGATGTATTTGCCGATGTGCTCACCCGCGAGCTGCGCCTGCCGCCTCCGGTCGCCGAGACGCTGGCCGACGCGCTCATCCTGGGCGCGGCCAAGCTCGGCCACGGCGGCACCTCGTACCACCTCTACACCCTCGACACGCTCACCCGTGGCGATATCGCCGCTCGGGTGCGTGCCGAGTACAACGGTCGCAACGTGCAGATGCTCGCCCGTCGCTACGGCAAAAGCCGCTCGACCATCTACCGCATCCTGCGGCGCCACGAGGAAGTCAGCCAATGAGCCCAATCGACTGCAAGTTCTTCACGAAAGGCCGCTGCGTGCAATCAGGCGGCGCCTCGGCGCCTGGACTTATGACCGCCTGATCGACTACTTAGAGGCCGAGCGCAGCGGACGCAGGCTGCGCGGCGTGCCCGGTGACGAATAACTGTCGCACCACCCTATAACGCTGCAACACCCGCGCGCGTACTTTCGTCGCATCACCCGCTACCCGTGCGCCGCGCCTTATGCCCTCTGTCGCCGAAACCCGCCTTGCGGCCTACCTGGCCGCTGAAGCCGCAATTCTCCAGGCGCAAGAAGCCCGCTCTGGCGACCGCACGCACCGCATGGCCGAACTTGCCAGCGTGCAAAAGCAGATCACGCTGCTGCAGGCGCAAGTCTCGCGCGAGCAATCGCGCGCCGCGGGCGGATCGGGGCTCAACTACGCCGTGGCCGACTTCTCCGGCTCGAACGCATGAACGCGCTCGACCGCCTCATCGGCTACTTCTCGCCGCAGGCCGCCCTCCGGCGCCGTGCGGCGCGCAGCGTGCTCGCCCACTACGAGGCGGCCGAATCATCGCGCATGCGCCGCTTCTATCGGGGCGGCCCGTCTCAGAACGAGATCGTGCAGCGCGGCGCGGTTGCCGTGCGCACGCAGGCGCGCCAGCTTGTGCGCAATCACGATCTGTCGCGCGGCGCGCTCCGTGTGCTCGTAAATGCCGTGGTCGGCCCCAAGGGGATCGGCATTGAGCCGCAACCGCGGCGCCTGGATGGCAGCATCCATGCCGAGTACGCTAAAGCGCTGCTCGAGTCCTACCGCGACTGGTGCCGCTACCCCGACGTGACGCAGCGCATGCCGTGGTCGCGCCTGCAGCGCGCCATGGCCCGCGCCTGGCTGCGCGACGGCGAAGTGTTCGCGCAGATGATCAGCGGCACCCGCCCCGACCTCGACCACGCCACCCGCGTGCCCTTCAGCATCGAGGCTTTCGAGGCAGACCTCGTGCCCATGGACCTGCACGACCCCCGGCAGCGCATCGTCCAGGGCATCGAGCGCAACCAGTGGGGCAAGCCCATCGCCATCCACGTGCTGCGCACCGACGCCGCACAGATCGGCCTGCCCACCACCGGCACCACCCGCCGCATCCCCTGGGATCGTGCCCTGCACCTCGCCACGCTCGATCACATCGGCCAGATCCGCGGCGTGTCCGAATTCGCCAGCGTCATCACCCGCCTCGAAGACATCAAGGAATACGAAGAGTCCGAGCGCATCGCCGCCAAGATCGCCGCCAGCCTCTCCGCCTACGTCAAGCGCGGCACGCCCGACCTGTACGACCCCGAAAATGCCCCGGCGCCCGGCACGCGCAGCATTGAATTCCGCCCCGGCATGGTCATCGACGATCTTGCCATCGGCGAAGAGATCGGCATGATCGACAGCAAACGGCCCAACCCAAACCTCATCACCTTCCGCCAGGGCCAGCTGCGCGCCGCGGCGGCGGGGTGGGGCGCCAGCTACTCCAGCGTCAGCAAAGACTACAACGGCACGTACTCGGCCCAGCGGCAGGAGCTGGTCGAGCAGTGGATCAGCTACGCCGTGCTGTGCGACGAGTTCACCGGCGAGATCGTGCAGCCCGTGTGGGAAAACTTCGTACTCGCCGCCCACATGTCGGGTGTCGTGCGCATGCCGGCCGACCTTAAGCCCGGCACCGCCGACGATGCGCTCTATGTCGCGCAGTCCATGCCGTGGATCGACCCGCTCAAAGAGGCCAACGCCTGGAGGGTGCTGGTCGAGACCAACCAGGCCAGCGAGGTCGAGGCCATCCGCCGCCGCGGCGCCAGCCCGCGCGACGTGCTCGAGCAGCGCGCCGAGTTCAAGCGCGCCGCGGACGAAATTGGCGTGTCGATCACCCCGAACGGCGCATCAGGCGAGCGCGCCGACGAGGAGGCCGCCGATGCCTGACCGCGCCCCCTCGCTCATCGCCATCCTCATTGGCTACGGCGAACAGATCGCGCAGGCGCTCGTCTTCGCCCTCGTCGGCATGGCCGTGGGCCTGGGGCAGCTTCTTGCATCGCAAGAGATGCTGACCACGCGAATCATCGTGGGCCGCGCGCTCTCGACAGGCGGACTCGGCACCGTGGCCGGCGTCGTCGTCGTTTGGATACCGGAACTCTCATTCTCGGGGCAGATCGGCGTAGCGGCTGCGCTGGCGAGCCTGGGCACGTCGGCACTTGAGCGCGTCTTCCAGCGCGTAATAGGGGGTGGAAAATGACGGAGTGGCATGTGCTCCTGATCGTGCTCGGCATCGCTATTGCGCTGATTGGCGCGCACGAGGTCGCCGACTGCCGGCGCGAGCATCACGAGGAGCGGCGCAAATGCTGACCGCGCTGATTGACCGTCTCACCGGGCTGCTGCGCCCGCCACCGACGCGTGAAGATGATTCCCGCGCCGTCACGCAAATGACTCGCCCCGCGCTCATCAGCCCGATCACGATCGGGCTGCTCGAAGCGCTCGGCATCCGTCACGCGCTCGCCGTCCAGTGGCTACCGCACCTCAGCCAAGCCGCGCGCCGCTACGAGATCGACACATCGCCGCGCCGGCTGGCCGCGTGGCTCGCAACGATCGCGCACGAGTCCGCCCGGCTCACGCGCACGGTCGAAAACCTCAACTACAGCGCCGAAGGGCTCGCCCGCACATGGCCCGCCCGCTACGCCGACATGACCGGGCAGCCGAACGCTACCGCCCGCCGCATCGCTCGCCACCCCGAGCAGATCGCAAACCTGACCTACGCCGGGCGGCTGGGCAACGGCGCCGCCGGCAGCGGAGACGGCTGGCGCTACCGCGGGCGCGGACTCATCCAGATCACCGGCCGCAGCAACTACGCCGCCTCTGGCATGGCGCTCGGCCTGCCGGATCTGATCGAGCGCCCCGAGCTGCTTGAACAGCCTCACTACGCCGCGCTGTCTGCCGCCGAGTGGTGGCAGCGACACGGGTGCAACGCCCTCGCCGACGCTGGCGACATGGCCGCCGTTACGCGCCGTGTCAATGGCGGGCTGATCGGGCTCGACGACCGCCTCAAGCTCTACAGCGCCGCGATGAACTTTCTAGGAGCAACGAAATGAACGACGACCAGATCGAGAAAGAGATACAAGCGAAAGGTCTGACCGCGCCGCGCGTCACGCCCGCCGACATCGAGGCCAACATCGTTGGCGAGTCGTACTTCACTGCGGAGGATGGCATCTGCGGGAGCCTTCGCCAAGACGTCCCGGTTCCGGTTTCGCTGCGGCTCCTGACTTTCTGCGTCCTCGTGCTGCGCAACGGCTTCACCGTTACCGGCGAGAGCGCGTGCGCCAGCCCGGAGAACTTCGACGCCGAGCTTGGCCGCAAGATCGCGCGACAGAACGCCGTGCAGAAGATTTGGCCGCTGATGGGCTACGCGCTGAGAGAGCGCCTCGCCGGCAGGCCGTGATGTGGTCCCGCATCCCTCTGTTCTGCTGGCCGTCTGTGTGGCTGTCGTCGTGGCTGCTTGGGGCGGCTACCGCCACGGCGTACAGACTGCCGATGACGCTTGCGCCGCTCGCGCCGCCCAGGCTG